ATTAGAGACGTTTTTGCCTGTCAACTGACATAAAATACTGACCACCGCTTTAATAAATATATCGGAGAAAAACGCCTACGGGTTGTTATATCTTGATCGTGTGTAATGGCACAAATATTGAAGAAAGCACTCCTGAAGGAACAGGAGGACCCAAACTTTACGAAGTCGAAGGTCGCCTCAGATGTTTACGAACTATTTGAGGAAAAACGGAGGAATATGTTTGAAGTTCCGTACTGTACTACAGAGGAATTTCAGAGATATGTGTTGGCTTGGAATGAGAATATTCTATTCAAATCGTATAAAACAGTAGATCATGCTGAAGTCAAGGCTTTGCATGATATATTTGTGATACGATCGTTAAGGGAATCAGACGTAGATAAGGTAACGTATTTGATTGGCCCTAACTGCAAGCAAATAAAACAGTTCAGTAAACATAAGCAGTTAAAAATCTTAGTACCTGAGAGACCAATGGGAAGAGATTATGACAGGTTCCGCAAGATATGGTCTGCGGCAGCACGTGGCAAATTCGGAAAGCATAGCGCAAACATAGCTATGGCGTTCAAAGAATTCGAAGATGTTAGCGTAGCTGGAAGAGTCAAATCTAACGAAACAGTAAATCCAGAATGCAGGTATAAGCATTCTGTTGCGTATGCTTTTGATAGCATATATGATATCAGTCCGAGGAAAATGATCAGGTATATATTACGGTATAACCTGGCCGAGGTCATCTGCACTGGTATATTTCCGAGATCGCTTTTGTGGTCTAAAAAAGTAAAACACGAAGTGCTCAATATAGAATTCGAACGACGTGACAGAGACAACATTGTAAATATGTATACGTTGAACTCTGACGCGCCGGGGTATTCGCATAAATTGAGTGTCTACATGCAGTGGGTGCATGCGTGTTTGAATCGAGTTAGCCTGGTGTGGGATGCTATCGATTGCATCGGTCCTTATAAATATTTCAGGCTTTATTTTAATCCCACGCAAATGATCCTGCCTTATAACATCAGGTCAGATGTAGATGATAAATACACAATTTTCCACCCTCTGAAGTATCTAACGAGGAGAGTTTACGTGTGGCAAGATGTAAGCAAGAAACCGCTAATGCAACTTATTGATTATTGCATGCGTATGAAAGCTGATTCTTTTGATCCGGCAAATTTGTACGCGTATGCTGCATCCATGAAGTATAAGTTGGTTGTGGGTTCGAGGACTATCCATCAGCCTTGGAATGCGACTCCTAGAGAGATGAAATTTGCGGTGTTGTTTGCGATGTGCTACGCCACTTTAAACAGAGGCGAAGTATATACAGCACTGACACAATTCATCAAGTTGAGCAAAGAGGGTTCGATCACCAGCTTTGGTTTCGCGGAAATGTTCGGCCGATTTACAGATTGGATTACTTTGAAACACTCTCGGGACCTTAAAGCGAAGATGGAAGACATCCTTTTCAGTGAAAAAGAAAAGAAGGTGATGTATCGCTATGACCCGACTGCTAAAGCCTTTAAATTGATTCGCAAGGTGTGTGGAGAGGAATTCGTATGTGAATATTTGTTCAAGCCTCCCATTCATCCGTTCCATGAAGTCGTGGAGGTTAAAGGTAGCGTGATTGAAACGAGAGAAGTGGCCGTCCGTGATAAAACGGAAGACAAGGAAAAAGAACGTTCTTTGCATTATGTACCCGTTCCAGCGCTCCCTGAGAGTTCGGGAAAGGTGGCCACTGTCGAAAGTTTGACGGAGGACTTTCGCAGTTACGTTCAGGACCTGAAATTAAAGTCACAAAACCCAGCTAATGTGTTCAAAGACTTGCACACTAAAGTGGTGCAAGCACTTGAAAAGGTTGTACCTGCTCGTGAAATACCTCAAATTGTTATTGCGAACATGTATGCTGGGTCGGGGAAAACTCAAGACATTTTACGCACTTTTTCAGAGAACGATTTCTACATCTGTCCATCCGCGGCTTTAAGAGCAGAATTTTGTGCAGCTGTACGTGCGAAAGTTAAGAATGAGAACAAGTACACTAGCGTATATTCTGCGCGCATAAACACTTACGAGAACGCCTTGACCAATAATCAACTGAGAATCGCCAAACGGGTGTTCGTTGATGAGTGTTTTACGTTGCCAAGGGCATATTACGCAGTGCTGTTTGCCATCAACCCCAATGCGAGTTATAAGTTGGTGGGTGACGTGAATCAGCGTTCCTACATGGACGATTATGGCTTCTTGCCTCCGGATCAGTTAATCACAGACTGGACTACACAATTTCCAACCGTCGTTTCTAACGAGACGTATCGGTTTGGAGTTAAGATCTGTGACGTGTTGAATATTGCCTTTGATTATGATATCAAAGCGAAAACTGATAAACCGGCACGACTGGTAGCGGACCGTATCTGCAACCTGATGAACTACTCAAAGCATTTAATTCTGAGCCCAACGTACCAGACGCAATGCTTTTGCAATGATGCGGGTTTGTCCAGTATAACCGTGGCACAGTCGCAAGGTAAAACCGCTGAGAAAGTCGCTATTATCGTGAGATCAAAAGCTGATGCTGAGTTGTTAAATACAAGAGCTATCGGTATCGTAGCTTTCAGTAGAGCCACGAGCGAAATAGCCGTGATTACGGGTACGGATGGTAGTGGTAAAGATTACGTGCATAAATGGAATGCTTGGGCCTTGCTCAGTAATAATTTTGAGCAAATAGGGTTCTATCCTGTGGCGCCAGATGCGACAGTAGTGGCTACAGTCGATAAAGCGATGATCCCTGACCGAGACAAAGTTGTAGAGCGTACCGCTAAACCTGATGCTGAACTGCTGGGGCATTTGATCGGTATGCAACCCTCAGATAGTAATATGGAGTCTGCAGTCGAAGCAAACCCCGGTCCACCTGAAGGTAGTGTGTTGCCTGAACTAACCGTTAACACCATGGACTCAGTGATGATCAGCACCAAAGAAGTTGCGGTATTATCAGCTGACATGCACGGGAAAATCATGATGAATGGCACACCTAAGCCTAATTTTGCAACCATCGTAAAGAGAGCTGCACGTATACCTCCAGAGAAGTCACTAGCAGGGCAATTGCGGAATGTAAAATGGGCCATCGACCACATCAATTGGAAGTTCATTTTCGGCACCCCATTCGACGAGACTGAAGAAATAGGTGAGTGCCTACGCGATGCAGAGAAGCATTTTAGAGCGGCTGCGCAAAGCGTGGAAGGCGAATTACCACTGTCTCAGGCGTTGCAAGACTTGCTACAGAGTATACAAGGCAAAAGTCAATTGGGTATGCTGCAAAATATGTTATCGCAAAGTGAACTTATAGTGAGGGAGCACATTAAAACTCAGAACAAACCTAAAGGGGCGGAAGGTGCCTACGAAGACAAAGTTGGCCAGCCAATTAAAGCTTGGACCAAAACTTTGAACGCTGCTTTCGGTATTTTGTTCCGGGCGGTGCAGTTGGTGCAGATTTCGATGTTAAATGAAAAGATCACCATCAACTATAAGATGACTGATGATGAAGTTATGGACAAGTTACATACTTTACATCAACATGCGGTAGAACAAGGTTGTGAGTCTGCCGAGATGGATTTTAAGGAGTATGATAACTCTCAGTCAGAAAAAACGGTGTATTTAGAAATAGAGGGTTATAAAAAGATGCTCGGTATATTGGGCATGGACTTTGAATGCAAAGAATTCTTTCGCTATTGCCGGGTGGAGATGAAAGTAGTGGGTCCGTATGCTAGCTATGTGTGCGAGACGAGACATTCTGGCGGACCAGACACATTTCTTGGCAACACAATGGTGAACATTTACATCACGTCTTCTTTTGCCAAAGCTGAAGATTGGGTGGCACTGTTCGTGGGTGGCGATGATTCTGTATCCTGGGCATTAAAATTCAAGCCCTACGAGGACGAAGTGTTAAGTTCGGACCAAGGTATCATGTACGTCGAAACGCCGAAAGGCTCCGGCGCTAAAGGTATACGTAAAGTGTTTTTCAGACTTGAACCAAAGAAAGCTGAACCAAGAATGTGTGATGTGTGCCTTAAAACTGTCGTTGAATTTTGTGGTTTTTGCTGTTGCTATTGTTCAGTATCGTACGACACAGTGCGGCTGGCCAGAAAGTTCCTGAACAAGGACGCATTCATGGGTGACAGACAAAAGAAACTGAATGTCAACGAACGGTTCGAACACCGTATTGCAGAATGGCAGCAGGGACTATATGATAAACTTAAATCCTGCCCTATCTCGCAAAGTGCGTGTATTGCCGGGCACAATAAGATAGATGTTGAAACGGTTAACATCATCAGAGAATCTTTGTGCAATTTTGCCAAGTGCAAACCAATGGAGGTGATCAGCCAACTTAAGCTGATGTCGTTAATGCCCACTGCTGATTAAATATTTGAAAAATAAAACATGTAGAATAAACATCATCGGTCGCCTGATTTACAATAGACGTATTTTAGGCTGTATACAGTTAAGAAAGACCGGTAGCTGCATGTTCAATATTAACAACAACAACCTCCCTGTAAATAGTTGGTTAAGTGGTGTAAATAGTGAAAGAAGTTATCCAGAGCTAAGTAATTCCAGCTGGGTAGAACTTGAGATTCATAAATCAAATCTAAACGTTTGGCAACTGAACTATCCGTTAAATAGTACTGAACCCAGCAATCAATTGACATTAGCTGGAATAAATTACCGAGAAACAAAAGCACTTAATAATTGGAGAGATGCATCGTCAACAAGAACGTGGGAAGATCTCCTCGAATCATGCCAAAAGTCAGGTTTTCAATGTGGGACCGAGTGGATCCCAAAGAAGCGCAAATATCGCACAGCCTTCGAGTGTGAGTCAAGTGATGGTGCAGCCAAAATCTGGCGTACCTTCGCAATTGAGACTCTATCCGGAACCAATGAGCCCTATCAGGACCAAGAAGAATGGGGAGAGGACGAAGGCGACGAGCAAATGTGCGCCGGGTTCCCAGGGTGGTTACTCGAAAACTACAGCCCAGATACCCAAGCACTTATTCGCGACTGGACAGAAAACGAACCAGCAGGTGCAAGCGGTGAAGAATTCGATTCAACAGAGCAACAACGCGATCCGCAAAGAATTGAGTGTAGTGAGGAACAATATGAAGAAGATTACCTCGAAGACATCTAATTCAGACGTGATATCGTCAATGGTGTATGGGTTCACGAATCCGATGGACTCAAGACCACAAAGATTCCGCGATAAATTTACGTCTAGGCCTACATGTGTTGCCAAGCCCTTCACGAGAGACAATGCGGTATGGGGAGACGAAACTGCAACCACATCATTGACACTCGCGCCTGAGCTTTTCTTCTGTGCCGTTTTCAGAGACATTTTCCGAGCTTCAGTGCAATACGAAGCTAATAACGAAAATTCACTGTGGAGATATGATCTCTGGGGAACGGACGGTGTCGGTACTACTTCTTCTTGGAACGGTTTGGCAATTTGGGGTGACCCTGATTTAGAGATCGTACCCGCAAACTGGACCAAAGCAGTAGCTGCATTCGGAACTGTGTATAGACCACATGGAAACACTCTTTACCCTGGATTGCATGAGGACGAATGTTACATTTGGGTAGATGCAGGTGTTAGTGATGCACCAGGACCTTATACTAGGTTGGGCATAGATATAGATGCTGCTGCCAGCGCCAATAACGAAATCATACTCGAAGCATTAAAATGGGACAATGGTGTGGTAAGATTTGTGGGTTCTGCAGGAGTGATTACTGGTGCTTCAAGCTTTTATTTGCCTATGAACGTGGCTGATGGCTACCAATCTGGCTATTATACGTTTCGGTTCAAACGGGCCAGTGGAACGTCAAAGAAAGTGTCACACGTGTATCTACAGTCAACGATGTCTTCGTTTGGACACCATTGTGCAGGAACATTGGACCAATGCGTAGCTGCGATAGGTAACTATAGAGTGTTATCTGCATCATTGATGTACACGAACACAGCCTCACCTTTAAATAAGCAAGGTCAGATAACTGCTGTTCAATTTGGCAATGGACAAACATGGAACGAATTCGTGCAAACAGGGTTCGATGCTATTTCAGAAGCAAATGGTGCTGCTACTATTCCAATCGACAAAGGAATGTATGCGTTTTTGAAACCAACTGGACCAAGTGATTTTGACATGCAGACCGGTTCCTACAACAATAATGGTGTACCGATGCGCACTGGTTTTCAGCTTGGTTCAAACAAAGAGTTCGTAGTCATGATGGGACAGTGTACGGCACCAGATAGCAGAAATGGGTACGTCACAGTTTGTCACCATGTAGAGTTTGAAACTACGGACAACTGGAGAGCACAGAGTAAAACAAACGTAGATCCAGTTGCATTTGATGACGCACTCCTAATTCTAGCTAGCTTACCTCAGTTCAGTGAAAACGCTAACCATCTATTAGCTTTTGCAGAGAAAGTGAGAGGAATGCTCCAAAAAGGTTTGAAAGCAGTAGAGGTTAATGTACCCAAACTTTTAGAGTGGTCTTTTGACCATTTACCGCAGATTGCATCGGCAGCAGGAGCTGCTGCTGCACTACTGTAGGTTGTACATATGTAAATAAATGTTGATCCCCTCGTCCGCATAACTGACGTCTAAACAAAGCCGACAGTAATTGCAAAAATATAATGTGTATAAGGTTTCTATGCGCCGGCTTAAAGCATAAGAGAAACTTCGGTTCCGGGCAGGGGTGTGTTTTAAACACAAGAAAAGTAGAAAATACCAAAAACAATATAAAATTTAGAAAGAGCATATCAGCAGATAAATGCTTCGTACGAACTCCTTCAAAGACGATATTTACTGCATGAGTAATCGTACAAGTTGAATGCAATAAAAGTTTTCGAGTATTACACTTTATTCAGAGTTAAATTAATTGTTATTCGCTAGAATAAAACGATGGAGTTATATTCTCCTGGGAAAACATAGTAAAACATAAAACGAAGCAAAGCGTAGGCTTTTGCGGGTAAAACAAGGGAAGCTTCTTCAATGGGAAGATGCGCAGGTTGTAGCAGGAATAGTAGAGGTAGCAAACAAGTGCGAACTACTATATACCTGTAGAAACATCATAAGGTGTTTCGGATGAATTAAACGTGAATTCTAGGAAAACGGTAGGCAACCAAAGTGTTACTCAAGTGACCGAGAAGGGCATACTTGAGGTTAGGGCACCTCTTACGTTATGCGAGAAGCATCGTGCGGCTGAATCCGGTTGCACGTTCTAGAGGAAAACGTCGGAGACTCCTATCGTGAAAATAGTGTGTGGGGAATTAAGTACCACTGTGCTAATTACACAGGAGCAATACTAGAACTCATATAGTTCATCGTATTTAGTTTAGGACATAAAGCCTAGAGTTTCGAATGAAGGTTTGCGATAACTAACCATTCGAAATATAGG